TATACTTGCATATGTATCTAAGCTAGGTGCTTTATGTTTTAATATAAAATAATTACTTGCTGGTGTCGTAGCATGAAAACCTCTATTTGCTGTTGTTGTATTTGTAGAAGATGTTATTCTAAAGTTTTGAACCCCAGCACCATCTGCTAAATCTTGAACCCAAGGCTTGTAATCTCCATTTAATGTTGCTCTTACACCTTTTGTAATATCTATATCGGCAAATAAAATCCAATCATTATTAGTTTCAGTTTCTCTTATATATATTCTACCACCACTTACCCTATCTGGGTATGTTAGTTCTTTATGTAGATTAGAATCGTCAGAAACTCCAAAATTTGTAGGTGCTCTAAAAGTAATAGTTATGTCTCCATCACTTTCTTCTGTATGGTCTTCAACATCACCTATATGTCTACCAAAAGAATCTAAAACTCTAAAACCTTTAGGAAAATGAGTTATAGCACTATTACCATCTGTTCTAATTGCAGTTACGCCTGCTCCATAACCTCCGCTTTTATCTGCTAAAACACCAGTTGCTTGTAAAACACCTTGGTCTGCATACACATTAAAATACAATTCTTTAAATCCATTAGTAGGAGTAAATGTGGTGCTATAAACTTTTAATAAAGACTCTTGGTTTTTATCATATATAAAAGAACAAGCAAATTCATATGTAACTTTTTCCCAAGTTCCCTCTTCACTAGCTTCTCCAACAGAAAGACCCCATCCAAGTCCATTTGTTGAAAATTCACTAGAACCATCAATATCGCCAGTTTCTGTGAACGGAGCAGATGTTGGAGCATTTAGCGACACACTTCTTTCATAAAATTCATTAGGTAATGAGCGAGATACATTTGTAGAAGGATTGCTAGAGCTACCTCCTTCAAGATAAACAAATTGCTGTCTATTTATTTTTCCAAACCATTTTGGTTCTGACTTATTTGCAAATTGACCATCAGCAGTTCTTAATACATTATCTGCATAATAAAAAACAAACTCAGAAGAAGTTAGTGAATTTTCTTGAAGTGTTAATTTTATAGCATTTGTGTCAAAAACATCTGAGCTATCTGCATATACATCAACTTTTCCATCATCTAAATTACCTAATGCTAAAAAATTATCTCCTACAAAACCAGTAGCCCCAATATTTACAACAGTATCATCTGCTACATTTTCATCTTGAATTGTATTTTCTGCTAAAACTAAAAGGCAGTTATCAATGTTTCCACCCATAGTTAGCATTGTAGTACTACCATCAGAGCCAACTATTGTTTGTCCATTTGCTCTACTTAATTTATTAACAACAGTATATACACCATCATTATTAAGAGAACCTGTAACTTTTATTCTTGCTGGTAGAGTTTCTGGTATTATATTATTGCTAGTCCAAAAATCACTTTCATCTATAAAAATTTTATTACCACCATTAAATACTAATGCATAATGACCACTACCATCAGCACCAGAAGTAGGGTTAGATGTTGAACCTGTTGCTGTAATAGATACACCTCTTACTACAGTTGGGTCATCTGCCTCAAAATAAAATAAACCTCTACCGGGATTAATAGAAGCTGTATGATTTGGTACTGTGTTTGATTGTAGTGTTACATTAGTGCCATTTACTGCAGTTTTAAATAACCCTCTAGGTCTTAACTCTCCTCTATTTGAAATATCAAAGTTATCTGACTCAACAACCTCACCTACTGTTAAATCTCTAGGATTCTTAACTGTATTTATGCCACGACCAAAGTCGTTTATGTTTAAAAATTGTTTAGGCATTAATTATTTTTAGATAAGATTACTTGCTACCAAAGATTTTAGAGAAGAAGCCTTTCTTAGATTTTTTACCTTTTGATCCTCCGATCTTCTTACCTTTCTTCTTTTTCTTCTTTACATCTGCATTTAAAGCATAAGAAATTTCAGGGTATCTTTCAGGATACTGAATCATGTCTGGGATTGTTCCATGCAAACATGAGGTAGTGAGTAAGGTTATTATTATATTCATCTTTTACAACCCCAACTTTTTATAGAATACAGCCTTAATTACTTTCCACAATGCTTCAAGTATAGCCTTTTCTGTTTTTTCTGAAATTATTGGTATGTCAATTGCTTTATTTAATTCAGCAATCAACTCATCTTTTGCATCTTCTGAGAACATCTCATCTGCAATCATTTTAGCTAACATTACTGCTCCTTTATTTTTTTTGTTTTTAAATATAAATAGTAAATATTAACTGCAAACATACAGCACATTAATATTCCTGAAATAATATCTGTATAGTAGACTATACCTAAGCTTGTGCTAATACCACTTACTTTTAAACTATCCATTAATGTCTCCCATTAATTCTACTTAAACTACCTTTCACTTCTGATACCTGATTATCTACTGAATTTACATCTTTTGATAATGCATCAAACTTACGATCTAATTTATCATCAGACTGATTCCACCTATTAATTAATTTAATAATCATTCCTTCCATATTCTCTAAAGTTTCAGACTGACCTTTGTTTTCTACTTTTAAATTTTCTAAAACCTCTTGCTGCTTGGCTGACTTATTTGACAAGGACACTACTAGGTATACAAACATAGCACCTACAACACCTATCATCCCTGCTTCCCCATATATAGCCATAAAATCCATTATTTATTTTTTCCTTTCCTATAGATTAATTTTAATTTTTATACTTGAATTCCTAATAAACGTAAACTGTCTTGTAACATTTGCAAACTATCTGGATAATTACAATAAGATGGCATAAATAATTGAGAGCCGTACTTTGCTAAACAATTTATTCTAAGTTCTTGAAACAACGTAATATAAACCTCTTCATTTGTTTCAATTAAAGTTTTTAAAACAGACATGCCACTTTTGTAACAATTACAAACACTTGTTGATGAATAATAAATATTTACAAGCCTTGTCTCTTCTACAATAATTGCTTTCTCACAAGTAACTACAGACAACAAAAAAAATAAACTAAGTACTCTTATCATTATGAAGATTTTTCCAACTTACATTTATTATAAAACACCCACAGGTCATTAACAATTTCCATAGTTTTTTTTCTAAATATTTTATTTTACTTTTCACTTTACTTCCCAGCCAGCAACAGACCAACCACCATCACATCCAAGACAAGATATTAACAATATCCCTACAAAGACGAACTTTATAGGGATGTTGTAAGATGCTGTTGTAACCCAGTTATTTTTTTTCTTCTTCTTCATTTAATGTCTCTCTAAACATTTGTATTAATGCACCTTTTGTAACTTCCAATTGTTCACCTAGAAAACCATTTGACTGGATCTTATCATTTACATTTTTAAGATGTAAATAAATACCTTTTTGTTTTTCACTCATGTTATCAAAAAAGTATCCTTTGTCATCTAGTGTTAACTCTGGCTGTTTGTCTTTTGTTTTAGCCACGATTCACTCCTATTGTTATTATTTAAAGTTTTTTGTAATCCTCGATAGCTAATGCAAGACCATCACTATATGCTTTGGCGTTAGCCATCTCATTATCCCATCTTTTCTTTTCAGATTCTAGTTGTGCTAATGACCATTCTCTTTCATTGTCTGGCATAGCTTCACCAGTTTCAGAATTCCAGCACTTGCATATACAAGCAATATAACTTTGCTTAACTGCATCTTGTTTAGCTTGAACTACCTCACCAGCTTCATTCTTAATTTCTTTTTTAGCTGGTTGTAATTCTCTTTCTTTCTTAGCAAGATCTACTGTTTTGCCTTTTTTTTCTGCATATTTTGACCAATTCATTCGGTTCTCCTATTTATTTTTATTTATTAAACATCTGCATAAGTCCAAGTATTTCCAGCTTGAAATCCAGAGTGTAGTTTTGCTTCAACAAAAATACTAATCCAACTTGTATTAGCAGCTGGTGAAGCAACTTGTAATTGTGCTACATTACTTGAAACTGCAATTTGAAAATCTGCTGGAGTTCCACTATCAATATCAGTTCCAACTTGAGCAACTGTCATTGTGCCATTATCCATTTTCATGTACCACCTTGAAGTTTTAAACCCAGTTTCCATACTTGAGTTAGTTCTTGAGCAAACAGTAACAACTATTTCAGAATATGAATATTGATTACCACCGCTTGGAGTTATTGTTGCGAATGTATTGAAAGCTGTATCTGCTCCAGTTGTTTTTTCATGGGTTCGTCTCACCCATTGTGAATTACCTCTCCAACCAGTTATACCAACAGAATTAACATTTGCTCCTTTATCATATGCCATATAAACATCTGTTGTAGCCGAGTTTCCAAGCGTAACTGAATTATCTGCTACTCCAAGTGTTTCTGAACCAATAACTGTTTGATTTACTGCACCACTTCCAGTTGTATCTGCATCCCATCCGATAACAGTGTTTTCACTTCCGCCTGTTACGGTATTTGCAGATTGATAACCCAGAGCTGTGTTCTTTGCTCCAGTTGCGTTATATAAAGTAGCATAACCTACTCCAGTATTTCCATTTGACTGTGCTGCTCCACCTAATGCTCCGTCTCCGATTGCTACTATATTTGATGCTGTAGTTATGTTTGCACCAGCAACATTTCCACCGATAACAACATTAGATGAACCAGAGGTACTCGCACCTAAAGCACTAACACCTATTGCAATATTATTAACACTATTTGATAAAGCTCCATCTAAAGCATAGCTTCCAATAGCGATATTTTTATTACACGCTCCAGCATCAGTTCCACTCATAGCTTGATAACCTATTGCAATAGAATCATCACAAACATCAGCAGAAA